CTTATCATCTGATATTTGCATAGCACTTGAATTGCCTGCACCATCTTTAACTACACGATTAGAAGTATCTACACCTTGATTAGAATTATCAATTTGCAGAATATCCTTGTAAGTCTGTTTTGGGCTTGACCCTGTAAAACTACCCATCGCTTCTCATTCCATCTTTAAATTTAGTTAATCCGTGAACAAAAACATTATCAAGAAAATCTATAAAATATGGTTCTATTGTCTTGTTCCACACCTTACTTGTCCATTTCCACTTTGCCAACCCTAATGTGCAAGCCACACCTGCACCATAGCAAAATGCACCAAACTTAGCCTTTATTGTAGCATTTGGTATTTTTTTAAATATCCAACCCACAACAGCAGTAGCAGTAATGCCACCAACATATCCAAGTGCTTCACCAGTTACATAAGTTCCTAACCATTCTAACATAATTTATCCCCTTATTAGTTCACCCCACAATGAGGTCATTCCGTTAATTATCTGCACAACATGAACAGTAAATAATCCACCTTCAAAGAAATCTACTACTGCAAATGAATGCGACCAGTTATGCTTACGACGACCCAACCATAAGTTGGTTTCATCTGACATATCCTTTAGGCAACCTATACTCCAAGCACTCTTAACTCCGTCTATATGAGTTAAAGAATATTGTTGTATATCGTGCCAATGACCATACATGATATTGCCACCAAGTTTAAGCAAATGGTTGCGTGTATGGTTAATACCGCCAAAATGATGTCCGTGATATGCCCATAATTTACCAATTTTTAGGTATTTTCCCAAAGGAAAAATTTTGTAGCCCCTATCCCTTAATACACAATTCTTAAATTTGTATTCAGGTAAATAAGGGTTTTCCTCTACAAACCTATCACACCAATCATCGTGATTTCCAACACAAAAGTATTTTTCAGAAACATTTGCCTTATACAACGCTTCATCTATATAATCTAAATTTTTATTGACCGCACCAATTTCTTTGGTGATTGCCTCTAATTGATATTCAATAGGAGGTCTTTTCTTTTTCTTCCATTGCCAATGTGAGAAACTCTCCCATTCGCCTACATCGCCTAAATCTACATAGAAATCAGGCTTTATTATATCAATGGCTTTTATTAAGACATTGATTGCTTTTTGGTCGTGATAAGGAAAGTGCTTATCTGGAGTGTATATTCCTCTTTTTACGACCTTTTCGTCTTTTTTTGGCATAATGCTCCCTGCAATTAAACCCAAAGAACTGACAAATCATTCCAATCAATGTAATCAATCCAATCATAGACCCGAAAAAAGCAGCAAGAAATTTCCATAATGGAGCAGTTGCTATAACCGAACCCCAAAATCCACCTATACTACCACCTGCACCTATTGTTGGATGGTCTGCCAATACCTTTAATGTTGTACTTAATAATCGCATTTAATATACTCCAATCCCTTGTTTATTCCTACCTTTTCCTAAATGGATAAAATCCTTAGCTATTGCAATATCATTCCAATAATCCATAGCTAAAGCCCTTTTCAGGATACTTGCTCTCTTGTATCTGTCTTTAATTTGAATATCAACTGCCAAGCCTGTTGTGTGGTCTCCTTGTGAGTTAGGCGAAACTTCCTCATTGTGTCCTTTGCACCTATAACCAGAAGTAACCACAAAGGGAAAACCACAATGCGTTCTTAGTATCTGTAATTTGTCCATAAACTCTGTATCCATCAACGCCACAGCACAACACGGACAAGCCAACTCCTCGACTGTAAAATTTTTAGTTAATCTCATTTCTTCTTTTTAGCGGAAGCCCTTTTCTTACCAAATAAATAATATCTATCAATTTTTTTTGTTGATTTTCCTGCACTCTTTAACCCATCAGTTATAGTTCCTTTGTAACCCCATTTGGAAAATGCGGATTTCATTAAATCGTTTATATGGGTGGAAAGAGGAAGGGCATATTGTTTGTAATATGCAATAATTTTATCATTCATAAAAAGTAGGGGGGCAAAGCCCCCCACCTCAACTATGATACATCAGATAACATATAAACACCCCAATCATCAACAAGCTCAACCTCTTTCCAGCGACCTACTCCAACTAACTCGAATCCACGAGCAGAAGCATCTCGCTCAGCTTCAAGGTTAAACAAGCCCTTAGTATGAACACCAATAGCACCTTTAGCAAAGATACCAGCAGCAGCATCGCCACCATTATCTACATCTTCATCGATTTCATTAGATACTAATACTTTCATACCAAATGGGTTGTCCACAAATCCCTTGTTTAAGAAGTCTTCGGACAACTTGCTTGCACCAGAATTATCCACCAACAATGTCCGAAGCCCTTTAGCTCCATAATATTGTTTAGGACTAATAACAGCACCCAAAGTTCTAATATCACCATTAGCAGCTTTAATCTGTCTAATAGCATCGTACCAATGGGCAAGTGTCATTGTAGTAGCTGCACCACAAACCGTTTGCGTAAAACTACCAAACAAACCCACTATATCATCCTCTAACTTTGCCTTAACAGCATTAGCGAACATTGTTGAAATGTCATCAACTAAACTATTTCGAGTAGATGCACTCAAAACAGCTAAGTCTGATACAAATGTTTTAATAACATGTTCTTCGACAGTAGCAGTAGTAGCAGCATTTGTAACCTGTTTGTTGGTGGTGTGGTCTGTGCCTTCGGCAACCTGACTCACATCAGAAGAAGAAACAGCAGCATAAATTGGGAAATCAACTGTTTTTCCTTGCTCTCCCTCTGTGTCAACCCATCTTACTATATCAAGAATACCAACAGTATCTTGAAGTTTCATTAACGCATCAGCTTGAATATCGTCAATTATTCCAGCAATATTTGCACTTAAAGTTTCATTAGCCATTTTTTTACCTCATTAAATTAGCCCATCACTTTTAGCCTTCCTAAATCCTTTTGGGTCTTTCTTTATCCACTCGGTTTTAGTTTTATATCCACCATTGACTTCTTTTTTCTCGACCTTATTTGGATCGTGTTCAGGATTGTCTTTTTTGACAATCATATCAACTATGGATTCTAAGGCTTTTAAGTCATAGCCCTTAAATTGTTCTTTTTTATCTTCAGGCAACTTCGATAATAACCCATCTCTGGTTTTTGCCTCGTATTCATTCCACAATTTGGCTTTAACCTCTAAGTTTTGAGTTTTCTCTTGCTCAGCTTTTAGAAGTTCTTGATATTTGCCCTGTTCTTCAAGATCTTTAGCTTTCGCATCTTCTTGCTCTTTTAACATTGCTTCGTATTTTTCCTTAAATTCGTTTTTTTGTGCCGAAATTTCAGAAATACGCTTCTTAGCCCAATCAGGTGTTTCTTCATTTTTCTCGACTTGTGTGTCTGGTTCTTTTACATCGTTTCCTTCGATTTTTTCCTCTACCATTTTACCTCCGTATGAGTAAGTAAGACCTAAAAGGTCGTATATAAACAAGACTATTTTAGTCGTATTTGCGAAAATAGTTGTTTATTTTAACAATACAATTTAACTTATACCGTTGTTTTATACAACTAATTTTTACAATATGACTAAAAAAGAGTTAATTTTTAAGCAGAAATGGTTTGATTTTATGGGGTACAAGCCCCATAATGGACAAAAAAAGCTACATTTCCCTAAAAAGCATTCTGCTCGGTTTTTTGTTATGGTCTGTGGGAGAAGGTTCGGGAAGACCCTCTCCTCAGCAATGGAAGCGTGCTATGTAGCATCTCAACCCAATAAGAGAATCTGGCTTGTTGGATTGTCTTACGATATGGCTGATAAGATGTTTCGAGAAGTCTGGAAACAAATGGTCGTCGGTCATCCAGAAGATATTGACAAAGCATCCGAAAAAGAACGCTATATCAGGTTCAAATGGGGAACGGTAGTTGAGGCTAAGTCTGCTGATAATCCCGATTCACTTGTAGGTGAAAAAGTGGATCTATTGATTGTAGATGAAGCCGCTAAAATGAAGAAGCGTATTTGGGATATGTATTTATCTGCAACTTTAGCGGATAACCCTGACGCAAAAGCAATTTTTATTACTACGCCTGAAGGATTTAATTGGATTTATGACCTTTTCTTGTTAGGTCAAACAGATGACGCTTGGGAGTCTCATCAAGCACCAAGTTGGGCTAATAACATCATATTTCCCGAAGGGGAAGATGCACCATTCTTAATAGAGCGAAAAAGGAACACGGCGAAAGAAATATATAATCAAGAGTTCGGTGCGATGTTTACCTCTTTTGCTGGTCGTGTTTTCCCCTTTGACCGCAATCTTGATATGGGTCATTTCCCATATAATCCTGAGTTCCCATCTTTTTGCTCGATTGATTTTGGATTCAGGATGCCTGCTGTGGGATGGTTTCAAACTCACAGGGTAGGTGGATTATGGCATATTAACATAATAGATGAGATAATCCACGAGAGAGATATTAAGACTGATACACTTGCACAGCGAATAAGAAATAAACCTTATATGGTTGCAAGATATTTCGGAGACCCTGCAGGAATGCAAGCATCAGGACAAACTGCTCTTGGAGATGTTGAGATATTTAAGCAACACGGAATATGTGTTGAATCAGTAAGGGATAGAATTTCAAGAAATATTATTCAAGGTGTTAATCATGTAAGAGGATTTATTGAAAACGCTAACGGACAACGCTTCCTGCATTTAGATAATAAATGTAAAGGATTAGCAGAGGATTTAGAAAATTATAGGTATCCTGAACACAGAGAAGGCAAAGACCTTAAACCAGAACCGATAAAAGACGGATACCACGACCACGGTTGCGATATGGTAAGATATTTTTTCACAAACCACTTCCCAATCGTCAATAGAGAATTAAAAGCGAGGAAAAGATGGACATCATAAAAGAGTCAATAAAAAATTTAAAAATTGAAAACACAAAAAACAGAGAGAATTATGTAAATAAACTCCTCGACTATTACAATGGCAATAGCATCGGAGATTACATTAAACCACGATTTGCAGTTGAGGCATTTGCTGAAATTCCACCATTTGAGACAAACATTACCCATAAGTTCATCAATAAATTATCAAGAGTCTACACGATTGGGGCTGTGCGTAACGGTGGAGATATATATAAAAACTTGACTACTATTAAAAATTTACGAATGAAACATATCGAGAGAATGTCAAGGTTGATAGGAACTATTGCTATGCGAGTAATATGGAAAAATGGATATTTTGATTATCAACCTATCTATTATTTCCACCCATTTTTTGGGGATGATCCATTTAATCCTATATCAATATCATATCCTATTATCAACACAGATGACACTACGAAAACTGGCTCTCTTTTCGCTGTATGGACTGACGATACAAAAACAATTATCAATGAAAATGGTGATATAGTTGAGGAATTAGAAAATACTTATGGAGTTTTACCTTTTATCTTTATCCATAGAGAACCACAGACAGATTCTTTCTTTGTTGAAGGGGCTAATTCGCTTGTAAGTACTAACGAACATATCAATATCACTCTCACAGAGCTACAACTCGGATTAAGGTTTCAAATGTTTGGGCAAATGTGGAGTTCAGGAACAGATACAGGCACGCAAAAACAAAGAGTGGGGTCAGATGTTATTTTCGATGTTCCTTTAGATGGTAAATTCGGAATAGAATCACCTGCTGGAGATATAGAAGCTACAATCAATGCTATTAAATTCCAAATTGAGTTAGAAGCACAAAATAACCATCTATGGGTGCAATGGTCAGAGCAAGGTGGGGAAGTCCCATCAGGTATTAGCCTAATGATTAAAGATTTAGAACGATCTGAAGATTATCAAGATGATTTAGAGATGTGGTCAGTTTACGAAAAAGAAATATATGCCCTCGAAAAAATAATCGCTAAACACAACGGTATTCACCTCCCCGAAAATATGGGATTAGATTTTAACGAACCCGAATACCCCAAAACAGTTCAAGACCAAATTATGTGGGATGAACATCGTTTAGCTCATAACCTAACCACAGAAGCAAGGTTAATGGTAGAATATAACCAAGACCTAACAATCGAAGAAGCGGAGGCTCAAATTGGCGAAAACAAAACAAAAAACAAAAAACGGTCAATCCTTGAAACAGCTCGTGCATCAGCTGAAAGACCTACAAAAATTTGACATCGCTCTTAAAGGTAATATTGAGGATATTATAGAAAATACCGAAGACTGGGCTTCGGAGTTGGTAGAAAACGCTATACTCGAACATCTACCAAGAATGATAAAAGCAAGAAAACTCGGAAAGGAGTTTGCTAATGAAATTATCAATAAAGACCACATTTAATTTCGGGAAACTTGCATCAGAACTCCCAAAAATAATAGAAAAAAACTCTCAACGCTATGCAAGAAGCTCAGCAAAAGGTGCAAAAGAGAATATCTCAAAAGGACTAACCCCCCCATTGTCAGGTTTTACTCGACATATAAGAAAATTAAGAAAGCGAACAGGAACTAAACCTTTATACGAAACCGGAGCTTTGCATAGAAGTATAAAAGGAACTTCCGAAGGACTGAAAATGCTGAAATATGGAATATATCACCATCACGGATTTACTACTGGGGCTAAATCTATGTTCCCTGATATGGAAGTCCCTGCAAGACCATTCATATTTCCAGACAAAAAAACTATTCTAACAGCATTTAATTCGTTTAGAAAAGATTTTAGAAAGGCTCTTAGAAAATGACCTACGAAAAACTCGAATCCACACTAAAAGAAGAGGTAAAAGATGAAGATGAATCAATCGCAATTTGGATTGCTCTTGGGCTTGCTTACTCAGTTGATATACTTGCATCAAAACTCAAACGAGAAATTGCTGTCCTTAGAGGAGCAGGTATCGGAGATAACGACATTCTTAGAATCTTGGATAGAGATTTCAGAGAAGGAGGAAGAATCTTTGGAGAATTTCGTAACGCCATTAAGCGAGGAATTGTTGGAGGAATTATGCAGAGTAACAGGGTCGGACAGAGTGGTGTTTATGGGGATAGCCTAATGAAATGGGTATCCGTTGGAAGCCCCCGAATTTGCCCTGACTGTGAAAGCCGTATAGGTCAAGTTGCACCCTACTCCGAATGGGAATCAGTAGGATTACCTGCATCAGGCTTTTCAGTATGTAAAGAGTATTGTTATTGCCAATTAGTCCCAACCGAAGTTAAAATAGATAACCCTGTTATTGTGTAGATTCCCTCTTAATAATCTCAGCTTCCCACTCTGAACGCTGGGTAAGTGTAGGCTTCTTTGCCTTTAACATCGGAACACCAACCGCATCTGCACGCTTACGCCACGCATACCACTCACGCTGACGCTTATTATACTCCTGCCGGTCCAACTCCGTCTTCTCCGACATAGTCTGTATCTGAGCCACTATATTATTCTCCTTCCTCGCCCTACTATAAGAACTCTCAACCTTACGCTCAGGTAAAGCCATCTGAACCACCAAATCATCAACATCATCCATAATCTCACCATCTACAACCTCCGCATCCTCTATATCTCCCATCTTACGCATAAACTTCTCAAAAGGACTGTCCACCGTTACATTGATATTCTTAACCAACTTACCAGAATGCTCCAACACCAACCTACCAGCCGCAACATTACCCTGAACAGCCTCACGAACCATAGCACTCAAAACCTTAGGCAACTGACGACCAAACTCAACCATATACCTATCGTAAATAGCCTCAACAAACTCAGGGTCTTTTACCCAATTCTTAATAGTACGCTCATTAACACCAACCAAACCAGCACAATCCGAATATGTAACATCTAACTGAGTAGCAAATACCTCAATAGCGTTATCCTTCGCCATACTCTTAATCAAATTATTACCATACATCAAAACCTCCTAAAATAGCCAAATACAACCACCCTAACTTAATACACTTCAAAGTATTATCCAAAATGTTTGTGTAACCGAACAATCCAAAGTTGATTTGTATATTTTTTGGGGAACGGAGAAGCACACGCCTGCGGTCATTCCATACGCCCCCGCCCCCCTCTGTTATGGGTGTACGGTGGCTTGGGTATCTGTGTTTGTAGTTTGTTTTGATGGATCGGGCGGTCATTGATCC